TGAATTTGGAATTAGAGATGTTGCTGAATCTATGAATTCTAAATTGACTTCCCCAATATCCATCAAACAAAACTGGAGTTGAAGTAAAAGAAACTGGAAAGTATGTAATGCCGTAGCTAGCAGATCCCCACTGTTTAATATCCTAAAATAAGCCAATCGCCTTTGCGTACTTCCGGATCGTCGATGTCTTTATAGATAATAACTGCCGAATCACTGAGTAACGCAATAGCCATTTGCTGAGTTGCAATAGCATTAACGCTCCCGGCTAGCATTTTATTCATTGTTAAAGGCAAGGGAGATTCTACGCTTGCCCCTTTATCAGATGGAGTCGTGAATGTTCCCCACTGTTCATGCTTTACAAATCACTATCAGCCAATAACTTACGCCGCTTAAATTCCCATTACCGTTATAATTTCTGTTACCTACATAGACAGAACCGGAATTTAATTGACTGAAGCCGTGATAGACATCGGGGGCACTTCCTGAGCCGTTGACTACAGCAGCCCCCATTACCGTTGCTGAAATGGGTAAACTAGTGGTAATCTCATTCGATACTAGCCACTGTCTAATACCCGATAAAAATAGCTTGAAACCAGGTTGCGTTAGCGGTTGGTTGGTAAGCTGTGTAATTTGATGTTGATGCCTGTATCCCTAATGACATGCAGGCATTTCCCACATCATTAGCAGAACATGCAAAGCACTTATTCGGAAAAGAAATGGGTAAAGATCCTACAAGCGATGTAGTTTCATTAAACGCTAATATCCACTGTCTACTTGCCAATGGCTATCCATCGAAGGTTAGGTAAAGGACTATCATTACCACGATACCTGAAATCGGTGCGAGTCAAGTCATCACAACAAGCTAAAGGAGATGTATTTGTTATAGACACGGCCAAAGAAGCATTATCACTTTGAAAGGATATTGGTAGATTAATGCGCTGGGTTGATGAGTTGCAATTAATTGAGTATCCCCACTGTCTAAACAGTTCCAATTCCCACCCAACCAAATGCGCCTATTGTGTTCTTGGTGTTAGTTGTAAAGACTACGTTTGTATCCGTGTAGCCGGTTTGCATCGAAATAGACCAAGCCCCGTTACTTGGATTACGAATAATGTCGTAAGGGATAATGGCTAATGCCGTCATTGATACCGGATAATATATCCTTGCGTACGTATGGCTATCGTCGAACTCACCTCTTCCCCACTGTCTAATAGCCAATGATGATTGCCCGGAATCCCCAAACTCCAGTAGTATTTGTGTGGACAAGCATTGTAGATTTATCCTGCATGTAAGCAGCATAGTGGATGTCAACAACAGTTCCATCTATCCCTACCACTGTCCCGGAATTAGCAAGCGATATTGGCAGTGTAATTTGGGCTTGCGTGCCGGATCCAGAGTGATATATCCACTGTATAATTAGGCCGCCAAACAAGCTGCCGAAGCACAAATACCCGTTTTGTGCGATGTTGTATTTTACGCCGGTCGCGGTCAGCACTTTTTTAATCATCGTAGCGAGCAAGCTGTCTGATGTCAGTGTGCTGACGAGAGTGCCCAGTGCCGTGCTGGCAAGCGTGTTGACGATGCCATTGTTCCAGTCCGTAATCTGAGCAACTTCCGTTTCCGGATGGATGGTATCATACGATTTTGTCGTTTTGTTCCAATGATGTAAAATGCCTTTTAAAATGCTCATGCTGTTTCCTCCTATTCGCTGAGTTCAATCCAAATCGTGTTTTCTGCTGTCGGCTCTGTGCCGCCAACGTATATGTCTTCTGTCGGCACTTCTATCCATGTGCTGGACCCAGCGGACGCCTCTACGCTGAGTGTGATGCCGTTGTTGATAGCGTCATAGACGCCGCCGCTAGTGACAGGGTTCGTGCTGTTTGCCGTTGGGGTGCTGTCAAATGTTAATTTATCTTGTTTAGTTGCAATCAGCTTTTTGATTTTACCGACAGCATATTTCAGCCCGGCCGCGTCTAAAAATTTAGTCGCCATATTCTCACCGCCTATGCAAAGCAGGTATCAATCTCTGTTTCGCTCAGTGCGCTATACGTGACAACACTTGATGAGTTTGCCGGCGTATAGCCAAGGGCAGCTGTGACGTTTGCCGATGTCAACGAAATGGTCCCGGACGATACGGTGATGTTGCTTCCAACTTTCACCCCCCCTAAAATGCTTGAGGTAGCCGATGGCAACGTGTAATTACTGAGTCCGGCCAGCTTCGTCTTTTCGGCTGTCGTATAGTCGTTTGTGCTCAGCCCCTTTCCACTTACAATCTTTACATACGTCGTGGAAATCGTATTGCCATCGCCATCACGGACGGCTTTATCTGCCGTGCTTACGCTATCATTGATGAGGACGTAAGCCGTGCCGGAATATCGGTATACGTCATTATCAGTGCTACCAATATCTACATACATTGTATTGGTCGAGCCTGTCAGCTCTGTCGTATGTGCCGCTTCTTTATAAAACTTCCCGCCGCTGTAGTAGCCTTCAACCACTTCGCCGATATCGCCTGGAATATATTGAGCCGGTATTTTGCTGTCTGATCCGAGCGGGGCAACCCCGTTGGCCGCGCCGATGAGCGACGTTGCGATACGCTCCGTGCTGTCTACGGCATTGATGGTAATATTCTTCGAGCCGTCAAAGCTGACCCCGTTGATGGTCCGAGCCGTGGCCAGTTTGGTTGCTGTATCGGCGGCGCCGGCTGTCGATGCTTTTGCACTGATGCCCAGATATGTCTTTGCCGCGTCCGTCTTGCTCAAATAAACGCTTGTCGCATCGGTCTTACTGAGTTTTGTATCATCAGTAATCGTGATATTCGTTTTGTTCAGTGCGACGCCGTTAATCGTAACTCCTTGTGGAACAAATTTCCCATCGTTTACGGCATCCTGTTTTGTTTTGAAGTATTTCAGCCCATCAAGGTCTAAGAATTTTGTTGCCATAGTATCCTCCTAGAAAATATCATCAATATCCATGTTCAATATAGCGATGGCGCCTACTGCTGCATCCCGTCCAGCTGGCCCCTGCGGGCCAACAGGCCCTTGTGGTCCTTGTGGCCCTGTGTCACCTTTCGGGCCTTTGATGTTCACTGGGTCCGGATTGTCCCGTCCTCCGTCATTGGTCCAGGATAATATGCCGTCATCCGTGATGTGCGGCGTGTAGACGGTTCCTTTCGTTCCTGCTAAGCCAATGCCTACTGTCAGCGTATTTTCAGTGCTCAGACGGGCAGACAGCGCAGGGGATCGTTCGGTAATCGTGGCCTGCAGTTTATTCGATTTTCTCGCCCCCATACCTGCGGTCAGCGTATCACTAGTACTCAGGCGAGCGGATAACGCAGGCGATTGCGCCGAAATTACAGCCTGTAGTTTATCCAACGCCACACCCCCCCTACGTTGTGACATCCGGCAGCAGGTGGAATTTGCCTGGACCGATGGTCTGATGCGTGCCGTCTGCCAGTGTCAATTCGACGTCCCAAACGTAATCGCCATAGGCGATGTTTTGCGTCATCTCGTGCGTCAGGTCTATGATGTCTCCGTCCATGTTGCATTGCAGTACATAATCTGTGTCATCATAGCTCCGCTTGACCGAGAAGACGCCGCTATAGCCGGTGACAGCTGTACCATCTTCAGTCGTCGGCTGTATGCTGAAGCTGTCGTCATCGCCGCGAATATAGTAGATGTCCATGCTTCTTATTTTCAGCATCGTATTCCCCCTACTCTACGAGCTCGACCCACATACCCCGGTCCGACATGGACGCCGGTTTATCAGCGGTCGTCGTGACCATCAAGATGTTTTCATGGGCCGTCTCATCTGTATTATGAGCTACTGTCAGAAATCCATTCGGATTGATTGTCGCTGATACACTGCCAGTATTGCTCATCGTAAATACCAGCTGGAAATCCTGTTGTACGACGGTACTGCTTCCTTCCGCCGGCATATAGTCCGGATTATCGTCGATAAGCGCTACGTACATGATTTCTCCATCATCCGGATCTGTTGCAAACAATCCCATTTCTGTGATTTTGAAACCCGTCGTAATGCCGCTATTGCTGATTGTCAGGTCCAAGGTAACAGTACTCCCATTCTGGGTGATACTATTAATGCCCAATGTGAGTTCCTCTTTTACCAGCCCGGTCGCACTGCCTAAATCGCCAGTTCTTGTCCCGGATCCGATGGCCACACGTGTGAATTTCAGTGTCGTCAATCCGGCATTGACTTTAGCCTGCAATGCGGCCCCGACATCTGTCATGGTTATCTTATTCCAATTTGCCATTAATCGTTACCTCCTTATATACACCGACGCCAGCTAATACATGTATGCTTTTTTGCGTGATTATCGTCTGTTTTATATCAAACGTAATCGTCGTTTTCCGTACCAGGTTTACATTTCCACCAAATAAAAATTTCTGGCCATACCGTCTGCTAAACTGTACATAGTCCAGCCAAGAACGGGTATTTTTGTACGCATTAATCAGCCGTACCAGTTTATTGATGGTCTTTGTTTCATTCATCGGTGCCGTTATACCTGCCACCCGGAAATGATAGGGCTCTCCACTGTATTCCGGCCATTCTTCGACTTTCGCCGACTGGTACACTGTCGATACCGCTTTCTGCACCGCATACTTTGTACCTTTCAAGCGATGGAGCAGGAAAGATTGCTTGACTTGCTGCCTTTTGATATCTAAATCGGCCGTATCGTCATATTCGTCCACATGCATCTGGACAGCTAAATAATCTATCAACTGTTCGTTCAAGCTGTCTATAGCCGGATAAATCAAAAGCAGGTCCGGGTTTATTTTCTCTATTTCCGCATCAACGACATTGGCCAGGGTAGATATAGGTTCCGCATCAATGGATGACGGCAAATGTTCAGCAATCTTGTATTCATCGTCATTCATCTTCGCTACCTCCTAAGCTGGCCGTTACTGTACCTGCCTGCGCCACCTGCACATTTGTCAGCTCCGTAAATGTTGGTGAGGTCACGACTACACGCTTGACGCCCGCTACGGCCATCACATCGGCAATCAGCCTCGACGGGTTGATATCCCGGCCAATTTTCTTTGACTGCCATAACTTATAGCTGTCTATAGCTGCAGATACCGCTTCCTGTACTGTCGATTCGGATGTTCCCTGGTCAATGTAATACGTCAGTGTGATATCATAACTAACCGCTTCCGGAGCCTTGACCTGTACCTGGTCTGTCAGTGGCCGTACTTTTTCCTGATTCAGGATACTGGCAACTGCATCCAGCAATTCCTGTTCCGGAATTGTACCACCTGTCAGCAATGGCCGTATTTCTACGACGCCTGCCGACGGACTATATACTGTCACGTCAATGATGGAGCTGTTGGCCGATTTTGCCCAGTACTCATAGGCACCTGTCGGCCCGGCCGTGGAAAACCGTTCCGGCGATTCATGAATCCGTTCCCGATATGCGTCATCGTCTTCTTCATCTGCGCCACCATCACTTGTTGTCGTATTGGTAATTGATTCCACGTACGCGATGGGATCCACAATATTGTTGATTTCCCCGGGCAGGAAGCCGTTCCCCGTCGCCCCGGTCGTCTGGCAGGTTGCTTTTACGGTTATTGTTGTATTGCCGGCTAACACGGCTACATCTTCATCGGTGGCGAAATATATGCCACTGGCAGTTGCTACCCGTGTTCCGCTGGGAATAATGGTTTCCTGTTCTCGTACTGCCGACAACGTAATCTTGAGTGTCGTTGTGGCGGCAGACGCCGGAATCCGGTCAGTGTCGGAAAACGTGCCCAGCTCATCCAGATTATCCCCTGTTGCATACTTCAACAGATTCTGTTTACCCGTATAATTCATCTTGTTCAGCAACCGGATAATGAGTTCTGCAATCACCAGCAGGAACAGCCTTGTCGGGTCTCCTGTTGCCAGTGTCCGGCCCGTGATTTCTGTATAGTCTGCCAGCACTGCTGCTTTTACAGTCTCTTCATCTGCATCGGCAAATTCAATGTCTGGTAAATCTGCTAATTTCATATTGTAATCACCACCTTTGGAATCAATTTCCCGGAAATATCACCATCGAATGTAATGTTATCAATAGATACTCTGGGCTCATATCTCCGGATTGCCTGGAAGATTTCATTCGTCAGGTATGCTTGCGCCTGCATCGTCGGCATATCAATGACAGATCCATCAATACCAAATTCCCGGTCCAATGGTATCGTCCCTTTAGTCGTTGCCAGTATCGTACGGACGTTCTGCAATATTTCGGTTACTTCATTTTTCGGCGAAATATCTATTTTCTCCGGGTCTTTTGTCGATACTTCGTATTGCATTACAATCCACCTCCAACTAATGTAGTGACAACGTTGTACGCTCTGCCAGCTTTATTGATGCTCGATTCTTCATCCGTATTTTCCAAATCATATTCTTTGAGTTTGACATTGGCCGTAATATACAAGATTCTTCCGTATGCGTTGTAGATAGCTTCTGCCTCTTCCACGCTTTCCAAATACCAGTAGTTCTGAGATACTGGCTTCCCGCCGATAATCAGAGGAAACACCATCCCATTGTCACGCATCTCCCGCAGTGTCTTGAGCTGTCTTTCTGGAGTCGCATTATATTGCGTCATGAGCCGTAATTTAAACGATAGTTCTTCCTGCCCTGGCCCGATAAACTGTGCTACAGGCTTATTCATGATCAAATCATGTGTCTGCCATCGCGCCTCCCCGGACCTGCTGACTTCATCCGGCGTAACAAGATAATGCTCAGATACCCCGAATATGATTGATCCCATATATCCGATATACATAAGCCTCTCTCCTTACTGCGGTTTGCCCGTATTGCTTCCGCCGGACTGTACGCCACCGTGAGTATGATTGACCAGAGAAATGCCATTTACTGTAACATCTCCGGCACCAGAAGAGATATCTAAACTCCCACAGGTAATATGTAAATCCCCTGGCACATTGAGTACCCGTGAACCGCCACCAGGAGGCGCATCTACAGTGCTGTAAATCGTACCCAGTATGTATCCGGCCCCCATGCCTTTTCCCCCACCATCTGCGGCATAAAGGCAAACTACCTGGTCATCCACAGCAGGCATCCAATAATCTTTTTCTACTTTGCATCCTCTCATGATGACTTTCAGCGGTGGGGATACCACGTCGTCATGGTCAGGAAATGTCACTCTGGCCGATGCATCTGCCAGATCCACGGACGACACTCGTCCTACACGCACGCACCGCATCAATAATTTAATAATATCGATATCAATAGCCATCTAAACACTTCCTTATTTCTACGCTGCTGGTGAAGCCACTGCTGCTGATGTCATGTTTGGTCTGGGTGATGATATATTTTCCGGAAAAATTTCCAAATCCCAACATCTCAATGGTTTCTCCTGCACAAAGGCCAATATTTCCATCAGATGAAAAACTGCCCGTGAATTCTTCACAATTCTTTTCCCGTAATTTAATTTTAGCCAGTCGGTCAGCTTCCGCCTGAGAAGACACCTGCTGATGTATTTCCAGTGTCGCCCCGTCTTTATCTTGCTTATCCGGAGCAACGAATGTCGATTCTATGACCGACTTATCTTTGTCTTTAGCATATTTGACATGACATTTTTTATATACGTCCCGTATTTTTGCTTTAAAGCTATAACTCAACAGCGCATCTGTCTGAACAGGTTTTGTTTGGTCCTCCACATTATCCAATATGGTTGTACCCGGATGATAATACTCTGCATACACATCATTCTGCTCAAACTTTTTAACATCAAAAATGATGATAGTATCTGTTGTGACTTTCAATGCAAAGCCGGCATCATCACAAATTTTCTGCAATACATCCAGATCCGATTCATCACTCTGTTCAAGCTTGTCTATATTTGGATTTTCATCACAGTACCACTGCAGTTTCATGCCATTCTGCCAGGCAATATCATTGGCTGCTTTCCATACGGATATATTTTCCCAAGTATGCGAGCGCAGTGTACTGCGCAGTGTACTGTCATCACCGATGGATATGGCCACAGCTTTGATTGTTACGACATTCGGTGCACTGCTTGCTTCAATTTCATCAATTTCAAACTTTCCCAGCTTTAAATCCTCTTCTTCACTGTATAGATCTGACCAGTTATATGTACAAATCGTAATATCTAATGTAGCGCCTCTTTCTGGCATCCAGTCAGCTTCCCACAGTTCAGCGCGGTCTTCGAGAGTAATAGAGATATCATCTACCTGCCCGGTCAGATTGTCTGTATAGCTAAAACTCAGCACGTACTGTGCAAGTGATTCCGAAATATCCTTCCCATTGTACGTTACACTCAGCCATGCGCGCCGGCTGATATGCTCTTGTGCGAGTAAGCCGGCTGTTGCCTGCGCTTTTAGTATTGTTATTTTTTTCTGTAAGGATTGCAGTACTGCCATTTAATCACCGCTTCCACGGAGGTAGCTTTGTTGTATCTGTCGGCGTTATGGTCGGACATGTCAACACGATATCAGCCGGAAAAACAACGACATCCCGATATTCCGGATTGGCTTCCAGCAATATCTTTACATACTTTTCAAAGCCGTAAACACGATAGGAAATCATGTCCCACATGTCGCCCTGCACGGTACTGTATGCATTACTCATAGCTCAACCGCCTCCTGTTAGATTCTACCCGCTTCATCATCTGTTCAAATTCACGCATCTTCTGATCCATGAGCTGGGATATTTCCTGTTTGGTGTTCGGTCCGGCACCCTGCACCACAATGGTCGGACTAAATGTATATTGCCGGCCACTGCCGCCGAAAACAGATGGAGCTGACACATTGACTGATGTACTCGGAGATACGCCCAGCATCTGCCCTGCTTTAGCCCACAGGCTATAGGCGTTGGCGTCATGGGTAATCGGGACAATGACTTCTGGATGTCCGGCTTCGGCTACCCACGTCAAATATGGCCTTGTAAAAACGCCACCGCTTGCGGATTGACCGGCTTCATCTCCACCGCCTGCAATGTTCTTTACGATATTGATAGTTCCCTGTATCGGATCAGACAGGAAGTTTTTCATGCTATCCCAATATCCTTGTATCGTATTTACCGCATCGCTTACGGTACTCACAATTGTATTCCAACAGGAAGTTGCCGCGCTTACCGCTGAATCCCAGACAGCTTGTGCCGCTGCGGCGATGGAATCCAGGATACCTACAATGAAGCTGTAAGCGCTGTCCACGGCACTGGTTATATAGTCCCAGGCTGCACTGGCCGCATCAGAAATGGTCTGCCATGCGCTGGATACAGCTGAACTAATGGATTCCCATGCAGCTATGCACGCAGCTCTAAAGCCTTCATTCGTATTCCACAGGTATACCAATACCGCAACTACTGCCATAATAGCAATAACAATCAAAGCAAACGGATTCATAGACATAACTGCATTGAGTGCCATTTGTGCCGCGGCTGCCAATCGTGCTCCCACTGCGAATGCCCGCTGTGCTGCTCCTGCAGCAAATGTGGCCGCAGTGGATGCTCTGCTGGCAACAGTAGCGGCTACGTGAGCATCCCGTATCATGTGGATAGTGGCAACCATATATTTATAATAGGCAACGGCGGCACGAATGGTCAGTGCGGCCATAGTTAGTGCGAGTACAGCTCCTATGACGCCCATGATGACTGTTGCCAACTGCTGATGCTGAGAAATAAACGAGGCGATTCCTCCTGCCGCTGTGGCCAAAGTCCCTGCCACTGATGAAATAGCCGGCAATAGGATACTGCCTATATTAATGGCCACCGCCACTAAATTGTTTTTGGCCAGCTGTAACTGATTGGCTGTAGTCGCTGCCCGTGCCTGATATTCTGCTTCCATCGACCCGGCATATTGCGTTGAATCGCCAACTTTGTTGAAGTTATCCTTTAAAGTATCCAGCTGCGTCAATAGTGGCGCAATAGCATTGATAGATTCTTTGCCAAACAAATCACTCAATACAGAAGCCTGCAGTTCTTTCGGCAGTTGTTTAACCCGGGACAGCACATCAATAATCGTTCCCTGAGCATCTTCCTGCATCCGCTTGGCTACATCCTCCGCTGAAAGTCCTAATTGCTGAAAAGCTTCCGCTTGTGACTTGGTTGCCCCTTCACCTGCTACCAGACCCAAGGCCATGTTTTTGATGCCCGTTGCTGCTACGTCTGACTGTACGCCAACGGATGCCATAGAAGCACCAACAGCGGCTACCTGTGCCGCACTCATGCCAGCAACCTGGCCTAAAGGTCCGACTCTGGTAACAATATCCGATATAGAATCACTGCTTGCCGCTGTTGTGTTCGACAGGTAATTGACCTGATCCGCCAACTGTACAACCTCGCCCTGACTCATGCCAAACGCTGTGCGCCATTTGGCCATCATTTCGCCGGCCTGGTCAGCGGTAATGTCAAATGCAATGCCCATCTTGACCGCATCAGTAGCAAACTGTTTCAAATCTTCACGTGCGATGCCTGCCTGCCCACCAGCGGCTACAATCTGGGCAATACCTTCTGCCGACATAGGTAATTCCTGCGTCATCTGCAGGATATCAGCGCCCATTTGCTTGAATTGCTCAGGCGTGTCAAAATCTACTGTTTTCCTGACATCAGCCATGGCCGATTCATACTTAATGGCTTCATTGGCTGCAATGCCCAGAGGTGCCGCAATAGCCGCCGCGGAGACAGCTCCGGCTTTGAGATTGCTTACAGCCTGGGATAAATTTGCCGATGCCTTTTGCTTTGCATTGATACGGTTCATTGTCCCTTCGTATTGCTTGGCCAGCTCGTTCTTTCTGACCTGAGCTTGTAAAACAGCCAATTCAGTATCATATTCGACATATCCTTTGCTGTTTTGCTGTTTAGCCGCCTGTTTCTGCAAGTTCTGCAGTTCCCGGTTTGCAGTTTTAATCTGTGACTGCATCTGTTTGGCCTGAGCAACAGCCCGCGACATGGCACTGCCAACGCTGCCATCCAGCTGTCCCTTTATCGCAATGGCCATTTCAAGTACTCTATTAGCCACGGCGTCCTCCTTTCCCAGCGCTTTCTATCGCTTTATTTTCTCTTTCGATTTCAGCGTTGATGATAGATTGCCAGGATGCATACTCCTCGACAGGCAAATCCAGGAAAAAGCCTATCGAGGTATGTGTATATTTTGCCATCCTGACCGTATTGAGCATAAACAGTTTTGCTGTTATTCCGTGTCGTCCGGCGAGGCCGTACCTAGCAAAAAACCTTGCGTCTTAATCATGATAGCTGTGAAATCTTTAGCCGGCAGAGACAGGATATCATCGTATTTAATACCTGCCGCTACAGCGGCTACATGAGACTGGTAAACCTGGGACAATGCCGGCACAACAATACTTGCATCCTGCTTTTTGGCTTCTTTTTCGCACTTTAGCAGGGTATAACCTGTAATCTTATCAAAATCCAGATACAGAGTATCTTTGCCGTCGGGCAAAGCCCTCGACAGATGAATAACCTGATCACTGGGCAGTGCCAGCTGATTGTCTTTGACAACTTCCGCTTCAACTACTGTTGTGTCTTCTTTCTTCATTCTGAGATACCTCCTATTTAAATGCCCAACGCATCGCGAATCGGCTGCATGATATCCGTACCGCCGACAACAAACTTATATGCATACTTATCTACTTCCAGGAGCGTTTTGCCATTGACTTCGTATTTGATATACGTCGTTTCAATCGTGTTTTCAGCATCGGTTGTAGATGCCGGTTCCCAAGAACCGCCGGACATCTGTTTTGTTCTGCCACGAATGACGACACGTACCTTTTCCATGACATAATTGTTATTGGCGCTGTCCCAATACTGGTTAGCCGCTCTGGCTTCCAGAGCTACCGCTTTCCCACCTACCATGGTCAGATTCCACTTATCATTGATGTTATGCGTGAGCTTTGTTTCCATAGATTCAAACTGCCCTAAAACCGGGGCTTCGATTTCGCCGCCGACGCCTACACCTTTGATGGTCGCTGTAATGCTCTTAAAGTCAGGCAGTTCGAGTTTTGCGACACCGTATAAGGTGTCGCTGTTTTCGTCATAAATCCTGAAATCATTCAGGACTTCAGGCATTTTATTGATTTCCATGTGCTGTTCACCTCTATTCAAACAGTGCGTTAAACGCATTTACATCATATTCGGAAATAGTATCAATTTCCTGCATCGGGATTGGCGGCGTACGCTTTTTGTGGAACCGGAAGATACCTGCTTCCAAATCAGTCGTTGGATTTTCTTCTTCCAGGAATTCAACACTCCCGTCCAGGATATAGCCTCGAGATTTCAACCCATTCAATCGAATTTGTTCCGAATCCAGAATAATCTGGATATTACGAGGAACGCCCGGTTTGTCGAGACGCTGCCAATATGTCAGGATAAACACCTGATCGTCCCAGTCAAACATACGACGGACAGCGAGGAATGTATCTTTCGGATCTGTAGAGCCTGGATAGGCGCCTGTATAATTGCCCCAGAGTCTCCAGCCACCGCCAAAATTCAATGCCGTTGTAATGCCCTGGCTGTTGAGCAGGTTGGCCTGCGTCAGTTCCAGTGTTACGTCTGTCCCATCTTTCAGGCACAGCCCCGTAATCGGTACAGATTTGTTGGATGGGGATTCATAAGGAATATCATCATTCGAGGCATCCACCTGGCCAATAACGCCCATTTCAATGGTGGACATGTAGTAGCAGTGGTCTCCCATTTTGCCCATCGGCCAGCAAACAGATTCAGCGACACCAGTATAGCCATTGCCACTTTTCCAAAGATTACAGCCACTATACGATTTGCCTTCCGTCGTATCGATATCGGTCAGGATACTGCAACGGAATACATCGTTGATATTGCGGGATTTTGCCCGCATCACAGCGGCAACTTCCGGATGCTGTGACCATCCAGGCGCGGCGATAATACCAGGTACGAGAGAGAATTTGCTGTAAATGTAGTTAATCAGTTCCAGGCCTGTGACCGCATCATTGGTGCCAACGCCCCCGATAATATCACTATCTTTGACCAGAGATGCATCGACCGCATCATAGGCAACGTAAATCGTCTTTGCATCTGCCAGTGCCCCGCCATCCAAGATGGAAATCGCCGTGTTACCGTCGTCATCGTATGCAGCTACATAGTCAGTGCCTGCTGTTGCTGCAGATCCTGCCGATGTCGCTGATACAGTTAATGACGACAGGATGACATCATCTTCGATTGTTGCCGCTTTTCGGCTAACCGTCAAAGCTGTACTGGATATACTCTTTTTGTGTTTAGTTGGGTCCAATACATTGATAAATACGACTGGAGCTACCGCAAAAAGTTTAAACTCTGCATACATCGGCTCACACAGTGTATATTTGTCCCAGTCTTCGTGATAGCCTAAGTACTTCTTTGCTTCAGACCAGGAATAGCAAATGACTGGCTCATTGATTTTCGGGTCTGCTGCCAGATGCACCGGTGCAGTTCCGAATACAACAGGAAGCCCAGCCGTTGTCTGGGCTGTAGCTACGACTGCGGTATCAATTTCCGATGTCTTGATGCCATGGAAAAATGCCATTGTTAATTACCCCCTTTATTGTTCTTGATTGCTTTTTGATAAAACGTATTGAGTGCCGTCCCTTTTGTCTTTACAGCCTTCAATGCGTCATTCAATCCTGCCGGCTTGACAAAAAGATGCTTCAATACATCGTCTTCTCCTTCCGGTGTAGGAATCTCAGAAAAAATCATGCAATGATTCAGCCTGGAATTCCGGAAACTCGGGCCTACGTATATCACTGGCCCTTTATATGCAGTTGTGACAGCTGTCGTTTCTTCTGTCACCGCATTCTGCGTCATTTCTTCTTTAGTCGTTTCCAAAACGCTTCGGACCTCCTAATATAAATTCATTGACTTCCCGTGGCTGTTGTACATTGACATCAAAATCAATACGGCCCCACCAAATAGGGTATGGTTGTTCATCCGGGATGGTAGATTCCATCGTCCCGTTCTTGATTTCCCATCGCATATTGATGGGATTGTTGACCAGTAGCAGCTCTCTTACCGCTTCCATGAGTTTATAGAGGCTCTGACAGCCATTAATCATGTCGTCATCATATGTCGTGACCAATACTGCCATGGAAGCCGTAGATTCTGTTTCCAAATCGGATATAGTCGTCGGCCTGATAACAACAGCCGGGCATAATGTCTTTTTCGTTTTTTTATCTGACACATAGGGCAGGAAACCAGGATATATCTTGATATTTCCTGTCGTTACATCAAGCAGGTTGGAATACTCCGATGAAGATTTTATTTGTTCTTTTAGCCAATCTGCAATTTCCGATGCACATTGCCATGGCGTGAGGATTTGCGACATTATGCACCACCAACCAATCGTTCAAGCTCATGCATCATTCGTTCTTCATAGACACGCATTCCTTCCTGTTCCATAATTTCCACTACTGCTTTATTGCCATATAGCTGAGGAACAGCCGGTCCATGCAATCCTTCAATCGGATATCGTTCAGGCCCGATTCTTTTACGGAAGACGCCCCCATTACCACCTTTAGAGAATGACATGGGAACCAGTGCGCCACTCCCTTTTTTGATGGTCACGAATATGCCCTTGGCCCTGCTGACTGCCCGATAATGTTCTACTGGCAAAAACGGGCCTTTGATGTCAATAGTAGATACTAAACCGCTTCGTTTAATCGGTGCCGCACTTCGAAGTTCCCCGGATTTAATGGTGTAAATACTGCGTATTTGCTTGATTGCTACCTTTCTGGCATGCAATGCACCACGATATGTAGCCCGGTCAATGCACGCGGCAATCTTATCTCCGGCAAAACCGGCCAGTGTTTTCTCCAATTTTTCTACGTCTTGGTTACGTACTTCGATTGATATCATTTTTATCCCTCAGATCCATGCAACAAGATGACAACCATGCCCATTTCTTCTGATGCTTTATTGACAATCAATGGTTCGTCGTCTACCCTGAATACCATGCCTTCCGCTGGAATCTCCGGCAAATCCGACGCTTTGACATACACTTTTATCAACCGTCCGGAAATACCGCCGTAGGGTTCATACGTCTGGCCAGTATAAAAATTCTCCTGGCTGTCCATCGTGTCAACAACTGCCTTGCACAGCGTCCCATTTAAATCATGGTCTTCGGCAAACTCATCGCCATTTACAAAAATGTCGAGGTCTGCCGATACCATGTCTTTAAATTCGCTCATTTTCGGACAGCTGCGGACGGATCAGCGGAAGGAAGGCCTACTTCTTTTTCTGCTTTCGGTTCGTCTTTGGCTTTAGTGTCTTTGGCCGGCTCTGCTTCCGGCTGTGTTTCCTGAGCTGGTTCCACCTTGCCTACAGCCTGGCAGAATTGATCCGGACTGCGCATAATCAGCTCTTCACCCCGGGCATCATCAACACTGACGATAGAGCCTGTGCGGTACAGTTTATTGCCTGCACTGAGAGCTCCATGCATTACCATAATGTCCATAGTACTACCTCCTATTTGGCTTTGATAACAGCCCAGTCGTCCACACATTCCGGAGCCAGTACGCAACGGCTGTACATAGCCAGTGCTACCTGCTGGGATTCTTTGGAGCCCATGTAGTACGGTACATACTTGGCTGCATAGGTATCGTAGCCATTACCCGCATCATTGACCAGAGTAACTGCACCGTGGAGCTGACGGCCTTTTCCAGGTACTGCCAGGACAGCTGTATCAGAATCAAGGAAGCTCTGGACCTTGCCGTCATCATCTACATAGGTTTCTGCATAGGTGTAGACTTCCAGATTCAGCGACTGAATCACACCAATACGCATAACCTGCGGACTGACAATTGTCGGCTGGATGTTCATGAGAGATAAATTGGAAGCCAGCGGGATGGAGAGCCATTTCATAATCTGGTCGTTATTGAGCAGGTAATCGGCAATATTCTTACCACAAACCATCACGGTCGGCACCAATCCTGCATCTTCCTGCACCATTTCCGATGCATTTTTGATATCGCTGTAAATTGTAGCTCCTGCCTGGTCCCATTTCGTTGTCGGCGTCACCGTATGATCAAAGCCATAATCTACCGTATCCAGGAGAGCGGTCTTGCCATCGTCTGCGTAGCCATAAATATCGCATTTGCCTGTTTGCAACAAATCTGCCGCCATTTTGCTCTTGCGGTTGATAATGCTATTCTGCAGTTCTACCAGGTCCTCTGCCTGCTGTGCGGCTGCGCGCTGTGCAGGTGTAACGGTACTGTAAATGTTTTCTCCGAAACCACGTTCATTGACGATATCCGGGTCGAGAATACGACGCGGGCCAATCATCGGCGGAGTGTAGATGTCCAGCTTGGAATCTTCCCGATCAAGATTGAGGCCCTTACCTCCACGAGTTACAAACGGAGCCAGACGACGGCCGCGTTTGCGGTATTCTACGGCAATCCGTGTCTGCACAGCCACCTGCGGAATGACCGGGAAAAACGTATCAAGCAGGAACGATGCCGGCGGTGTAATGCGCTCCATAGCCTGTAATAAAGAAACTGTATCTTTGTAATCAATAGCCATTGTGTATTCCTCCCTCTACTTATAAATTTTTAGTCAGATAAATACCATAATCGCGAAGCTGGTCTTCATGCGCGGCTACAGTATCGCCATCGGCAGCATGAAGCTGGTCGCGATTGAATCGGCCGGATACGTACACTGTTGCCGCCGTTGCTGTTGCATCGACATCATACGCCAGGATAGCATTCGCCGTACCATCGGAAGTAGTTGCAACTGCCGTTGTGCCAGTAACGGTCATGAGTGTGCCTTTTTCCAGTGCTTTTCCTGCCGTGATGGTTACATTTGCCATCAGGATTTCCTTTTCCGGACCACCATACATCTGTTCGTGCGTAATTGTTGTTGTCTCTTTGATAGCCATTATTTAACACCTCTCATCTTATTAGCAGCCTCAACGACATCATTGATATCCTGCAATTTCTGTGCAGCCTTATCTGTTGCCATGCCAGCTTTCGGAGCCGGTTTGACATTCTGGCTCCCGGACTGCATCTGGTCTTCAATCAGTGCCCGGATGCTGGCCAGGGCTTCGCTGGCTTCGTCTTTCGGCGCTTCTACTGCGTTTACCGCATCAATGTACGGCTTCACATCAGCTGCTGTCCGGCCTTCCTTAATTGCCTGATCAATGACTGCATTGCCATATACATTATCCGTTTTCAGTGCTTCCAGGTCGGCAATGCGCTGTTTTTCTGCCTGGTTTTCCTGTACCGCCGGTTCTGCCGGGCTGATGCCCAGCACATTCGCAATTTTTGCTACAAGATCGTTATTCTTCATGTGCTTTTTCTCTCCAATCATTTTACAAATCTTTTGGATATCGCCATGGCCGTCATAAGCGATATCGTTCAGGAATAACATGTTGTTCCTGATTTCTGCCGTAACGAGATAGTCGTCGATTTCGTCAATGAAGCCGTACTCTTTCGCTTCGTCTGCTGTCATCCACATTTCATCGTCCATCATGTGCCCGATTTCTTCTGCAGTCAGCTCTCCATCACACTTGCTTACATACACGTTGACGATAGTCTGCTTTACCGTGTCCAGGATATCTGCTGTCTGGCGCATGCCGTCTGCATCAAGATTGCCAAACGTAAACGTTTGCGGATTGTGAATCATGTACAGCGCATTCCGTGGCATGACGATTTTATCGCCAGCACAGGCAATCAGTGTCGCCGCACTGGCGCACATGCCGTCGATGTGGACAGTAACGTCGCCTGTATACCCTTTCAACAGCGTATAAATGGTCTGTGCCGCGAATACATCACCACCGCCGGAATTGATACGTACGGTCAGATTCTTCCCGCCACAAGCTTTCAAATCGTTCCGGAACTGTACCGGGTAGACACTGCCGTCATCATCGTCGCTGTACCAAGGCTTTGAGCTGGCAATGGCTCCGTAAATCAGTAATTCCGCCGTGTCGCCTTCCGTTTCATTGACGAATTTCCAAAATTTATTGGTTGGTTCCTTCATTTGTCGGTTCTTCTCCTTTCCCGTCATCCCCAGTTGTTTTTTCATTCCCGGCAATGCCGTATTTTTCGAGCATCCGCTGTTCATACGCCAGCTGTTCGATGTTTTCCTCGAAGTCTGTGCCGGTCATTTCCGCAGCTTCCCGTTCCCGTGTGCTTAATCCATATTGTGTGCGTAAAGCACTGCCGTTTACATCCTTGAGAGGGTCCAAGATGCTCATGGTCGGACCATACCAGTTTGCATTGCACCAACACTTCCTGACCAGCGGATCCGTGAAGAATCCCGGGGCTTCAATCCGTCCCATGGCAATAGCTTCAGCCAACCACATTTCATAAACAGGCTGACAGAAATCACGGGCAAACCAGGTACGGCGCCGTTTGTATTCCTCCCAGGCCTGCAATAAGGCCGCTCTCGAGGCGGAATAGGATGACGTGAAATGCTTCATCAGCACTTCGTACGGTTGGCCAATTGCCGACCCTACCATTTCCAACAGCTTAGTCGTAAACGTATCAAACGTGGACATGCTTCGTGAGGCATCAATGCTTTTTACGTCTACTCCTCTGGGCAATGCATTCATTGTACCTGGACCGAGGCTGTATTCATCGACATCGATGACGGGGGCCATCGGGTCGTCATTGTTTGTTGGTCCCAGAATGTCATTTAGCGTGGCGCCGCTTGTATTGCTTTCTGTGAAAAACAGGGCAAAGAATGACTTTACAATAGCTGCTGTCAGCTCTGCTGTCGTGTATCGGCTGACCTGCTTCAGCGTCTCGATGACCGGTGCCAGATAGGGAACGCCCCTATACTGTTCCGGCCGCGTGTCGTGACAGGTCTGCACGATATTCGGCATACCGCAGATGTCGCCAAACGCCTTGATACGTACCCAGTTCGGCACCTCCCCTACGTCTACCGGGTCGCCTGGCACCTTATTGCTGACCCAATAGGCAACAACAGCTCCGTCAGGATCTATCTCTACCCCGGAAATAATCCGGTTTCCTGGCGTCGGCGCCTGCATTTCCACCGCATACGGTCCCATGACGCCGTAATAATCACGCCCCATGGGATTACTTACCCTGTTGCCCTCCAGCAGCTGTAACCGCAGGGAATACGGATAATCCTTAGTTGGAGGCCTGCGCCGGAACACACAGAATGCATCGCCATCGACCAGATATCCCGTATAATTGATATCCTGCAGGTCATAGAAGCTGTTTCGATGGGAAATATCACAGGCCGTGGAAGAGGCCCACAGGTCAAATTCCTGCGCTACCCTGCGCGACCAGTCCCGTGCCGTCTCTGCATCCATACCCAGCATTTTGAACTTTGGACGTGGGAATACATGCAGGCCGATGCCAATAGTATGCAGAGCACTGGTATTGATAGCCGCTGAGCCGATAGGTGTATTAATCGCCTGGTCAGCACTACGATTGCGCAATGTGAACAGGTTGGCGTTGATATCCGACTTGGCCGAATACTTGATAGGCCGATATGCCTTCAAAATATTGCTTCTGTGTGAAGCGCCGCCTTCTGAATACCCGCTGTTTGTAATTTTTCTAGTCGGCATTCTCGCCTTTGCTTTGGCTGCCGTTCTCTTTTTCTTTCTCATGCGTACCTCCTAGCCTAAAAATACCACCCGTTTTGCCCGGCCTTTTTGCGTGATTTCCGCATCATCCAGCGTCGCGCCGCCGGCAATCAGGTCATCAATAGCCGCACGGATTGTCGATAAATCTGCCCGTGTCAGTGTCCGTGTGCCAATTGTGTACGACTGGCCCATCAGTACGGCTTTTTCCGCTTCCAGATACCGTTTCAGGCGTTCGTTTTGTATGGTATTGCTCATTGTCTTATCACCTACCAGATATTCGTTGCCCGGCTGACTTTACGTACCCGTGATGGCCGTTTCTGCGTAGTCGCCGCCGGCTTTACAGGCCGTCCGGTTTTAGCAGCCAGCAGGATTTCTTTCAGTTGTTTCCAATTCGGATTACAGCTGTACATGCATCCTAGGTTATATACCCGTAAATCCAGTGGTTCATTGCGGACGCCGGCTGTTGTCTCCCATATTTCCCGGATAACTCCATTTCGTTTTATCCGTTTCTTGTGTTCTGAGATGATGCCCTTGAAATAGAGTTCATCATAGCCCCGGTTTCCCAGTTCCTTCTCTTCTTCATCGAGGGGGAAATGCATATACTGCGCCCCAGGCTGTGTGATGGCCAGGCGGTTCATGATCTGCTGCTTTCCGTCATCAACGCCCAGGATAACAAGGGGAATCGGGCTGTTGCTGGCCTTGCCTATCTTGTAATTTAGCGGTATGCCCGGGCTGTTGGCATAGCCTTTGATAGCAAAGCGCTGTCTTGTGAAATTCTTTTCACAATAGCGGTATACACTGCCCGTATAATGACCGCCGGAATCAATAAACGCCCGGAGAATCTTCAAGCCCGTTCCATCGGCGAATGTATACGTATGATCCAGGATGGAATCCAGTTCGTTCCATGTCGCTTCCTGGTCAGGCTTGCCCAAGATAATACCTTTCTTGATGCCCCAGGACTCCTCGTTTTCTCCCCATCCGCATATTTCGTATTCCAGACGGTTGTCCTGCGTGTCGACAGCCGCCGTCAGCATCAGCACGCCGTCCGGAAGTTCCGCGCCGTAGGCTTCCCGCCGTCTGAGGAATATTTCATGGTCCTCAAAAGCTCCCGGTTCACGATAACTTTCTCCGAACCGCGTATTGACGACGACCTTTTCTCTTGTCGGATCGCCCTTAGCTTCCAACCATTCCCGCATGATGTCAGTCCAGCTCAACCACGGGGACGTAAATGCATTCACAAAAAAACTGCGAATGCCATTTTGCACCGCAGTCGGATTCTTCGCTATGTACTTTTGACTGGCATCCTTCATCTGCCGCTCTGTAAACTCAAAACCACAGTCAGGACAGCGCCACTTTACAGATTTCACGACGACATGCTTCTTGCCGTCCTCACTTTTATACTCTTCTGCCTCCGTGACAATATCAATATACCGGATTAGATGATACTCACCACAATTCGGGCAGGCATGCTGCCACTCTTCCTGCGTCCCTGCGTTATATTCCAAATCAATCCGGCTGGCACCCTCATTCGTCGGCGTCGAGAACAATCCCATGACATGATTCCAGTATGTCGTCATACGTTTGGATGCCAAATCCACAGGATCACCTTCACTGCCGGCACTGTCCGGGAACCGGTCCACTTCATCGGCCAGCAATATCCGGATTGGCCGGCTTGCCAGCCCGGCTGGGCTGTTGGCTCCGCACATGATGAGACGGCCACCAGGAAAGATTTTACTGAGGATTGTATTGTTTCCGTCCCTGGTTTTCGCCGCCTGCGCATCAGATTTGCTTTTCACATTGTAAAAAATCTGGCTGAGTACCGGAGTGTCTCTGATCATCGGCGCAATACGGCTTTTGCTGTAGTCCTGCGCCATGTCGATAGTTGGCTGTATCATCATGATTGTCGCCGGATCTAAATGAGCAAAACGGCCAATAACGTTGTTCATGATGTCGCTCTTGCCAATCTGCGCCGCTGATTTCACCACTACACGATGGATTCCCGGCTGCGTGAAGGCATTCATGATTTCCCGCTGGTATTCGGCCCGGTCGGTCCGCCATTTGCCTGGTTCCGCCGATACGCCCTGCGACAGATAGCGGTACGTATCAGCCCATTCACTGACTGATGTCTTTGGTAGAGGCTTCAATCCATGGATAGACACATAGTTCCACAGTGCCGACGCCGATTTCAGTCTATGCGTCGTCATCGTCTACCACCTCTTCATCTGTAAACAGGTCCGGGCTGTATTCGCTCAATTCTGACAGCTTTTCTTCTATTTCCCTGGTCAGTCGTACATAAATCTGCTCTTTTGTCTTGCCTTCCAGTTGCGGAGCCAGCTTTGTCGGCAGTCCCAACAGCTGCGTGCGTAGGTTTGAGAGCATTTCCGTCATAACCAGTTCAACAGTCTTGGCACTATAGGCATTGCCTTCCATGATGGCCAGCTTGTGTTCAGCGATTTCACGCTTGATTTTCTCATGCTTGGCCTTTTCTTCCATATAATCCAGTTCATTGCCGTCACCATCGCTTCCTCCACCTTGTGTACGGTAATAGTTTTGCAGGCTGGCAATAACCAGAACAGCTCCATGGTCGTCCCTTTCCACAATGCCTTCTTGTATAAGCTGATGTATCCGTGGCTGTGTCAATCCCAGGGCCCTGGCAAGCTCCGTCTGTGTAGTTGTCAAATGCTTCAGGTCCCTCGAGATTTTCACATCCATACCCCTTTTTACTTATACTTTTTTGTAAACTTTAATTTTATTAAATTATTAAAGCTAATTTAAAACCTATTTGATTACCCTAAATTCTAAGAATTTTACTTTATTTCGTTATAAATAAGCGCTAAAAAAGTTAAAAATCTAAGCGTTTTTTGGGCGCCACGGTGGCGCGAGGCTTTATTGTTAACCAGAAGGACCCGCCGTTTTTTCGTCGTCCTATGCAATTTAGTCATTTAAACACTCTCTTTCTCGAGCCTTGACGTACTGGTCCATGGTTCAGATCGCTCCTGTGGTCATCCCTTCTCACCTTGTGCAGGAAGGACAGACAGCGCTCCCCCTTGAGCGTGATGTGGTTGGCGATGCATATGCCATGCTTGTTGTGAGCACATCGGTAATTGTTGCAGTCGACAATCATTTCACTCCCTCCCCGCACCAGCACAGGTATAAAAAAAGAAGGAAGCCAACTTCCTGCTTCCTTCGCCCTTATTTACACCTTACATTATATCACATTGAAAACGGTACTTTCCGGTACTTTTCGGTACACTTTCATCTTTTTTTCTTTCTTTTGTACATATCTGAATTTACCAGAATCTTGTAGAAATTTTCCAGAGCAATTGCATGGAGTTTTTTCCTGGTATATACCTCGGAGTATTTCATGAGTCTGGCTATTTCATTCCAGCTTCTCCGATTCACATACCGCTCAATCAAAACCGTCCGCATCCGCACTTCGATGATATCGTCAATCATCTGTATGAGTGCATCACGTTCTTTCGTCAGTGCCTGTATCTTCTTCTGCTGTTCATCACGCAATTGCAGGTAATGGTCGATGTTCTCCGCATTCCAGCCATACTGCCTCGTACCATGAGCCGGAGCCAGGGAAATTTGTGCAGTCAGATGATTACTCCCCGTTCCTCCCACAACTCGTTTCCATTCCTTTTCAATGACAGATCTACGCGCCGCTATCTCACCTCCGATATTCCCCAGCTGCTGTAGATACTTCTTGGCAACTAATTGTTCTTTGTTCATGTGTTCTCATCTCTCTTCCTTGCTTCCCCTGTCTTCATCGTTCTTCTCTAGTCATTTCGGTTCATGATAGCTCTGGCCATCTTCACAGCCCGTCGATGATTTTGAACCAGTTCGCTTGTATCTTCTGGAATGTCAAACGGTTCAAGAAAAGAGAAGTCACTCTCATCTTCGCTCCCTACTATGCATCTGTCTTTAATCGCACAGGTTGAACATCCTTCTTTTCTCCATTGTTCCCGGCAAAGCGCAATAAGCGTATTCATGGCCTTCTTGGCCGTCACGTCATCTACCACATTTGGCATTTTATCCCTCGTTTCTTTACAGTTTAATAATTACATCATGGTGCTTATCATATTTATATCCAACCACTCTTAGTCCAAAATATTTCATTGCCTTTGCTTTCCCATATGACAATCCCTCTGGTATGTTTGCTATAAATGTATTCAGACTGTCTTGTTTATTCCTTCTTCGTTCACTGCATTCCATTATTTTCTGCTTTTTGATTTTATTATTTCTTAAATGACTTGCCCGATATCTGTCCCGGACAAATTCCATAATATGAGCACATTTAACACTACATGTCATTTTGTATTGTTTGTTCTGTATTGTACTCCCACAAACAATGCATCGGCTCATCCTGATATGTTTCCCTCTTACAGTATCTGCCCATTGTTTCCCTATTCGTTCTGTACAATCACGGCATACGATATGTATCATGCCACTTTTATTCTGAAATTCTTTTCCACAAACCGTGCAATGATACACCATAATCATTCATCTCTTTTCCTGGCTTTCCCTGTCAATGTATTGATTCCCCACTTCGGACCGACCTTGATTTTCCCATTCTTCTTTTCGTATTCTGCCAAAATATCATATCCAATGCCGCATTCCTTCTTCATGACTGCCATAAAATCGTAGATAGTGATTCCCAATGCTTCATCCCGCAATGAATAGGCATATCCATATAAACGCCTGGATAATCTCTGCAGTTGTCCCGCATCAAACCGGAAATGTTGAACGAGGATATGATATGTAATCACTACTGCTCCCAAAAGCACATTATGAATCCTGTCTTTGTATTCTCTCCCGTTCACCTTATTCTTCCGCATCAGCCCGGCCGATGCCAATGGCAGTACTTTTACAGCATACTTCCTGTCCATTTCTTTATTGTCATATCCATACCCCGCTATACATTGTATCCATTCCCGTAAATCAATGTCCTTTTCTGGCAATTCATTCCAGTATTTTACGATACGCTCCATGCGCTTTTGGCCAAAGCCAAATTCATCGTGAATCGCCATAAAAAGAAGAGTTTCTGAAAATTGTGCTCCTGCCTCTTCATAGATCCACAATCGTTGTTCATGGTCACAAGCTCTTATACTGGCACTAATCATAGTGTTTTTCCCTCTCTTTCAGCTTTTCTTTCGTGCGGAATCGCGGGAATGGGGGCCCAATATTGCACTTCGTTCATCCTGACAGGCCTGGAATATTCATCAACAATCCAATATGTTCCGTGATATTGGCCAACAGCTATTACTGGCTTCACGGCACGTACATACATAGCTACCAGTACTCTGTCTGCCGTATCCGGAAGACACTCTCTGACATCTACCCATCTCATTTCTTCATCATTCCTCCTATCTGGAAATGAACCATAGCACAGACCAGATATATGCTCCTGCCACGGCGGCCATCGTCCATTTCAGCCGCTTGCAAAGGGTATACAAATGATTGTTCTGGACGATATTGCGATCTGATTCCATCTTCCACTTTTCGTATATATCTGCTATGTTGTCTTCGATTTTAGTCAGCTCTTCATCATGGTCATCCAGCCTGCCTTTCATCTTACGAATTTCCTGTTTGATTTCTTCTGCTTTCTGGCAACTGGAAGTGGTAACATATTGATATTTTTGTTGGTATTTTTGCATGATTAAACCTCCTCAGATACTGTTGTCGCATTTTGTATCGTCTTATCATCAAATAGTTGCGTTTGCGCCCGCTTGCCATGAACGTACAGTTCAGCTTCATTGATTAATTTGCAAACGGCAGCCGTCAGCTCTTCATTCTGCTGTGGACTAATTTTGTCAGTAGTGATAGTACTGAATCCCATATAGTCCCAGGCCATGACACCACTGAGACGGAATTCCTTAATAACGATATCCCCTTTTAGGTTTTTCACATATTTGATGCTTACCGAGCTGAACGAAAAATCCACCCACGTTTCGTCTTCCCTATAATCTGGATGCACCCTTTGATATGCGACATTAATTGCCGCCCATGCTTCTTCCATCTCCGGTCTGGCAATTTCGAAACTGCTGAGTTTGTAATTGTCCTCAATCCCATTATTTTCTTTCACGTAACAAATAACTATGCGCCGCCCCTTGTTGCTTGCGCTTTGACTGATATTTGTAATCCGAATACTCATCGTCATGCCTCCTATGCATGTTTCCATAACAACATTGTCCAACGCCTGAGTTCCTTGAAGAAAGCCTCCGCATCTGTCGGCTCATAGAGCAGGACTTCTACTCTCGGGTTCATCTTGTCTATGTAGAATTCGTCGATAAATCCCATAATCTGCGCCCAGCCATCATTTTCCAAAACATTCATTTCCTGAAGGCTGTCCAAAATAAATTTCTTGCTCATCGCAATGTTGTCTTTATCCCTGCGCCTGTTCGGCTCATACCAGCGGAATACGGGCATACACTTTGGCAGCATCTTCCCCCGTATCGGTAATGCGCCCAGGCGGCAGATATAATGTGCGTCCCGGCTTACCCGGCTTCCTTTATACGCATTTGCCCTATTCGCTTTTACGTATTCATTCAGCCCTGGCAGCGTGGCCGGAATCGTAATCTTTAACATGTTATGTCTCACCCTCTTTCTTGCTCATCTTAACTGTGATATGCCAACCAGTCAGCTCATTGAACGTGCTCTCCGCTTCGATGAATGTATAGCCTGGATACAGTTCTTCCCAAACTTCCGCACAATCTGTCAGACCGGCCAGTTCTACCAATTTTCGGTGACTGAATCGCCAATCTGTTTTTGTGACTTTCGGTTTTTCCAGATTGCGTGATGAAATGATCCGGCTTTTGAATTTTTCTTCATTCCGTGATTCTTTCAGCAGATACTTTACAAGCTTCTGCATAATCTCTTTATCGCTGATCTTTAAGCGTCTGGCATTCGCCAAACCTTTTCCCCAGATTTCTTCCATCTCATCACGGCTGATGCCTCCACTGATGACAACGTGAAAATGATACTTGCCACTTTTCTTTTCTAATACACCTTTGTATTTTGCCGGGGGCAATCCTATTTTCTTCCGCCTCCGATTCAATCTCCGGATATAGTTATGGAATTCTTTGTTAGCTTCTTTTGCAGTTGCCGGCTGATGTTCTTTGTCGAAAGTCAGCGTCTGAAAAATATCTGCTCTGGTGAAGTTCGTCATGATTTCTTGCAGAAGTTTTCGTTCCGCTCTTTTCTTATTTCGACGTTTTTGATCAACGGAAGATTTCTCAGTCTTTGGCTTTCTGATTTTTCTTCCCCGTTCTCTCATGTCTGCCAACTCGAAAAGATCCGTTTCAAAATATTCGTTTCCACAGAAATATTTGATATTACGAACAAATCCCATAACGTTACCTCATCAGTATTGGAAATTGGCACTAAATTTAACGCCTACTACTAGCCCCATAAAGGGGATTGCTCCCCTTTAAAAAAAATTGCATAAAATATGTATATATAATATAGGGGAACTATCTTATTTCTCCCCGCTTTTCCAGTTCCTTAAATACCGCATAGAATCGGCCCCAATCCTGCGCATCACAAGCATCTCCAAGACTGGGCGCTTCTTCATAATCCCGTTTCATCTTCATCATAATCTGTCTCCTCCATCAATCATTTCCCGCCTTTATATCCCCGCCGTGCGTGTCGGCACCGGCTTGATACCTTGGCGTATTTTAAGCGTCTCCAGGCTCTTCTCATGATATATTTCTTTTTCTTGCTGAATCGTGTCTTTGCCCATCTATCCAGGGCTAACACAATTGTTGTGAGTTCTTCTTTTATTTTTTCATCCATTTCGTCACCTTCATTTCTCTAAACGTATTGCTGTAAACGGCTCAGCATCTTCCTGGCCGCTTCGACAAACTTCTGCCGTTTGTCTCCGTCATCGATATTTTCAATGTCATTCAGCATGGCATTGAATTCATTTTCGAGCACTACCAGATGTCCCTGGAATACGAGCTTGTCCTGATCGGGGCCATTGTCTTCCAGCTCCTTGATTTTCTGCTTCAGTTTGTCGATTTCTTCTGTCTGGTCTTGAGAGACAGCGGGACGGGCTTCCAGTTCTTTTACTCTGGCAGCCAGTGCCTCTCTCTCTTTTCGTGCCTGTTCCAGGATATCCGTTTTCTGCTCATCTGCATTTCTGAGCTTTGCCTTCACGTTCTCCAGATTCTTTTCCGCCAAATCGGCTCGTTTCTGTTCCTGTACAACCATGCGTTCCGCATCACTGGCCCGGACCTCTGCGTCATTAGCCCGTGCTTCCGCATCCACTTTCGCTTTGATAGCATCCTGCATTTCCCGTGTGCTCATGTTGGCCACGTCATTTTCTTCCACGAACTGCTCCCGTTCTTCTTCGGTTGGCAATGATAAAAGCGCCAGCGCTTGCGTATATGACAATTCTTCAAATACATTCGGAGCGCCGGAAGCAAAGAGACTGTCCATTTCGGTCATGCCAAACTTTTCCCCGTACTGGTCATAGACCCGCATCAGGTTCTGAGCTGTTCGCTCGGAATAATTTACATTTTTCTGTAACCACTGGCTCCATTGCCCATGATCCACCAGTTCTTTCGCTTCGGTCAGACGTTTCCCGATTTCGATGGATGACGCCAGCATGATTTTCTGCGTCTGTCTCTTGATTGTATTTATTTCTGTGGCAATCGTTTCCGCTGTTCGTACACCTACCGCTTGGCTTTCGACGTTTATGATGTCTGTCATACTACGCACCTTCCCTTCGTAATTGCTGTTTCGGCTTTAATATCATTTTTTCGTAGAGCTTTACAAAATCATCAATGGCCGTACCCCGAGCAACAGGCACATTATTCTTTGTCCGGCACTGCATGATTTTATTGTCTTGGATTTCCATGGTATAAAAAACGGTGTCCGGATCATCAATCTTGCGTATGGCCATGATGACTGTATGGCCTTGGGCACATCTTGTGATATATGTGCCAACGCAGTTATGATTTACGCTGCCTTCACGAATGAATTCGTCTACTGTCCGCAATGGCCGTATAAGGTACGTGCCATCTGTAAATACATAAGACTGCAGGTTCTTTACCTGTTTGGCCAATCCGGCTTTTTGTAATTCCAATTCTTTCTGTCTCATTGCCTTCATTTTCGCTTCATGCCTGATTCTCAGCAGTTCCGATGTATGCCGATGAGCCTCATATAAATCACGGGGCCGGATATATGTCCGGTCGTTCAAATCATAACCGAGCCGTTTTATTTCCTCGTAATAATCGATGTAGTCCCGGCAGATAGTGCCAACATTTACGTTTTTCCATGGGTTATCTCCGTCTTTTTCCCTCGCTTTAGCCAGTTGCCTGCTGCAGTATGCCACCAGACTATGTAAATCCATAAAGCGTAAATCGTTTAATATATTCCCATGCAAGAGCCAGTAACAACTTTCTACAGCAATAGCATCAGAGAGCGTACACCGCCGTTTAAGCTGTTGCTGTATGGTTAAGATATTAAGTGCATTCACAGATACGTCTTTCCCGGTCTGATGTAATTCAAAGATCCATTTCCGTTCCTCTTTTGATAGCTTGACCCGCAGCATATCTTTGGGATTTTTGTATTTCCGCCAGAAAACCGCCGGCTTCGTCGTATCACCGTTCAGCTTCGCTTTGACGATGTTTGCCAGGCCGCTCTTGATGAGATATTCAATCTGTGGGAACCGGGAATACAAATCCAGATATTTTTCTATTTCACATGCATACCTTGGCTGATTTTCCGATGTGTAATATTCATCTTTCCCACAATATTTCCATGCGGATGTCTTGATGATCTGATTCAAGGCATCATAGTCGGCATATTCAGCAAATCCAAAGTTCTCCCATTCTGTGGCCAGGCCATATCCTATCGTTTTTCTCCGTATCCATGGTCTGCCAATATCATCCTCTCCGCCTGCTTCACCCCAAAAAAACGAATGACAGAAATTTCCATCGTAATAATACGCGTTCCTGACGTAGTAGGTCGTAGGCTTTCCAATTTCCAACCGCATCATGCCCACTATATACGTCTGAAGTTTACAGTCCCTATAGCCGTTTTCTATTGGCAGGACAGCTGCCACCACTTTGGCCAATATCACATTTTTACTCTTCCGGCTCCGTGAAAAAAATGTGACCTGCCGTTTTATTGATTTATTTCCCAGTCCGCGATAGCCGGATATAAGCTCATGTTTTCGATGACAGTGCGGACATTCATATGTTTCAAATTGGTCATAAAATCTGCTGGCCTTTTTTATAGTCCATGTATCAGGTAAGATAAAAGACTGATGGCACCATGTGCAATAACCGAAGCGTGTCTTTTTGGTAATTCTGGTTTTGTTCTTTGTTTTGCTCAGTTCCGGATGATCCCGGAGGAATTCGTCTTTGCCCTGCGTTCCATGGGTGACTACGATATACTGTTGCATCATCGTATGATTGACTATCCATTCTTTTTCTTTATTCGAGACATCAAATGAATAGAATTCTTTTTTCAGTGCTTCAGCCGGTACAATATCCTGTTTCATTGGCGCACCTCCTAGAATAAATCATCCATGCTCAGGTTTACCCGTTTGGCCATCGGCTTAGGTGCTGCCGGTTCTGGTGCCGGCACCGGCTTTGAGTGTGTCCCGAGGTCGCCCATATCTTCATCGCTTAAAATAGTCGGCGCTTTGCCTCCAAAATGAAAGTAATCATACAGATCATCCAGCGTGGCCACCCCAACTCCATTTTTCTGATTGCTTTTGGCCCGGTCCCGCATAAAATCCATACAGCCATTCAATGTCAATCCCGTTGTAATCTTGTCCGCTTCTTCCGGATGTTTTTTAATGTAAGCAATAGCAATCTTTCCAATCAACTTGATATATTTATCGTTGCTGTTAGAATATTCTGTTTCCCATATTTCAGTGACGTTCTTTACGTCCATATAAATCAGCCCCTTTTATCTGTCTTACGTTTTCAACAATCCCTTTGCTTTTTCAATCAAGTCCCTAGTGTAATTGATATCCACACTATGGCAATTAAACAACCGGTTCCGTTTGACATCTTCTCTAAATACGCGTTCGTTTAACGCCTGCTGAATGTCCTCTACGCTGAATGTCTGATAGATGCCCATGTATTTACTCTGTAGTTGTTCCACCGTACAGCCCAAACTGTATTTCCAATCGCCGGAAAAATAGATAATATCCGACCGTCTGAGCAGTTCCAGCGTATACGACAGTCCCAAATCATACGGAGTACCCGCGTAGTCGCTCCGTATGGCATGAATAGGAGATATGACAGCAATATTGGGGAATTTTTGTTGCAAATCCGCTGCTATCATGCTGGCCTCTATGGCATTTTCCTCTTTCCCACCATATGGATGAGAAACATATAATGTAATCATGGTTTAGTACTGCCTTTCTAAAAAATCACAAATAAAATTCCGCATCAAAATCAATTCTTGTCGTGTTCCTTGTCGTATTGGCTCACCAGCTTCTCAACTTTGGCCATAATAGATTGTTCATTTTCAAATGTATCCAGTGTCTTTATAGCCAGGAAATACTGGACAAGTTCTTCCGGCTTTCCTACGTATTCAATACATTTATCTGGATATTGTGTGATTTTCATAATGGTCTCCCTTCTTATCTTTCTTGTTTGTTTCGGAAATAGCCCAATGGCACCGTGATACTTGCGGCCACAATTTCCGTGATATACTTTTTTTCGCCATCCTTTTCATAAGAATGCGTACTTTCTGCTCCTTTTACTTCTACATAGTCACCCTTAGAAAGCAGAGTGGCATCATCAGCCAAACTATTCCAGGCTATAATTCTGTGCCAGTTCGTGATTTCTTTCGTTTCCCCGTTGCTATCTATATATTTTTTCTTTGAAGCCAGGGAAAAGCGGGTCACAGACTGACCGTTTGCAGTCATGCTGTTCCGGAGATCATCTCCCAGATTGTCACTGATGAAACACAGGTTCATGATTATTTCCTTTCTTTTAAATCTGTTCACAGCTGTTATTTTTACATCTTGTAATTTAATTTCGTATCGTGCTATAATGAATGTACAATTTAATAGGGACTGCCGGAATCATAGCCACCCGGCAGGACTTTGGCTCTGTATATCATGTCTTATACAGAGCCTTTTTATATTCCTATTCACCAGCAACCGCATTCAGTTGCGTATTTGCCGCTTTTTCCTGTTCTTCATGATATTTCTTTTGCCATTCCTTAAATTTTCTCATATTCTCTGGATTACGATAAAATTCAACTATTTTTTCTGCCAATGTAGATGTATACATTTCCATGCCTCCTTTTTGACGTATCCGAACTTACCATTTACTTACCACTTACTTACCAATCTCTATGAAATCATGATGTATACAAAACCGAATGATCCGAGAAAAGCGGCTGCCCCCAGCCCTGCCTTTATGATTTCTCCTATCGTCATCGGATCACCGTAATCCTCTGCATACGCTCTTTCAATCTGTGCATCCAGTAATTCCTGCCGGCGCCTCTGAATCCTGGCACTCTCATAATTACTGTTTACCCAGGCCGGAATCGCTTCATATGTTTTCGCTGCCATCATCATCTATCTCCTTTCCATCTCTCGTTATTTTTTTATTCCTAATCGTTGTAATCCTTCCCTACTCATATTCGTAAAATAGCGTATTTCTCCATTTTTTAAATCGAACCGGTAATAGAGATTCTGGCTCTTGTGCCCTTCTCCGTACTTCTCCCAATATTTTTCAAGTCCGACATCAAGGATATGGTCCACCAATAATTTTTCATAGTCTGCTTTCTTCATGTCATCTACCTCTAAGCAGTCATTTCATTATTTGTACTAATAAAATTATTAGGCTAATAACAATAACTCCTATGGAAATCCAAATATATGCTTGTGCATCTTTTAGCCTTTCATCATCACTGTGATAATGCTTCCTAGCCAACGCATCCTTTATCTGTCGAGCCCTGCCCCTGTACGGCTCTTGCAACTTTAGTGATTTTTTTGCCAGCTCAACAAATAAAGCGTATCCTGGACATTTGCTATGTCCGCAATCATATGGCTTATAAAGGATGCTGCATTTGCAATATCGATGTAGCTTTGCGCCACATTTAATGCAAAAATTACCGTCAGGAACCTTACAATGACATTGAGGGCAATAAATATACTCTTCATCCAGAGCTATGCGCGAGCATGGCTCTTTTTTATTGTCCTGATCCACGTCATCAGCCCCTTTCCGCATCATTCAGCACGTCGGCAAACCTCTGGGCTTCTTTCTTTGTCGCGAAGATACCGCCCCGCCATTCGCGGTTCCCAGCGTGATCGGTTTCGCCTGGGTGACGGAAACGATATACCTGGTAATCTTTTTTCCCGCACACATAATTGGTGGCTACTCGCCACGGATTGTTTTTATTGGTTTCCATTCATTTTCCACCTCCCTCAAAAGTCCTTCGATGTCACCGACATCAATGGCGTCTACACAACTGATTTTGTCTAATAATTCGCCATCGTTGGCGTTGACTACGACCAGATATGTCCCGCCACCGAACTTTTCCACCAGAAAGTTGTGAATATCCACAAGGGTGATATTCACATCCTTTGGAGTCCTGAACGAATATGTCATCCCTTTCGTCCGGCGGTCTTCCGGGCACATATCCATGATGATTTTTGATATATTCCCCTCCTCCTATGCCACTTCTTCTGATGTAGCAAATAAAACTTCTAACGGAGTATCTACTTTTAAATAATTTTTGATTTCTCTGGCCAATGAAAGGCTTATATCGCTTTTTCCGGTTAACTTTTCCGACATTGTGGATAATGCCAGATTCATAGCTTTAGCCAAGTCTACTCTTCTAATATTTTTCCTTTTAAGTTCCGCTTCTAAATTGGGATAATACATACGCTCACCTCCTTATTAGCGAATTTTCGCTAATTTCAATTATATTGTACATGAATTTTCGTTAATGTCAATATTGTTTTATGAAAATTCGTTAATTTATATTGATTTTTCGTTTTTTCAATGTTATCATATGCTTAGAAAGAATTTCCGAAATTTTAAAACAATAGATTAAGAGGAGTGATAATTGTGACAATAGAAGATAAATTAAAATCGTTAATTTTATCAAAACATAAAAGTTTGCGAGACTTCTGTATTACAATTAACATTCCCTATTCAACTCTTACTAGTATTCTTAAGAGAGGCGTGGGAAATGCAAGCATCAGCAATATTCTAAAAATTTGCCGTTATTTCAATATAAGTGCCGATGAACTTGCAAACGGTAATATTACGCCTATATCTGTATCGAATATTCCTTCCCTTACTGATAATGAAAAAGAATTAATACGTAAATATCGCTGTCTTCCCAATAGTGGTAAAGAAACGGTTGATGCAGTCATCAATATTCAATACCGTACATTAGTTTTGAACATGAAGGACAACGATTTTTCGTTAAAAAAAAATAAAGGCTACCAAGACGGCGGATTGGTAGCCGAAAATCAAAAACTTTACAATAAAAACGAACAGCCATAAAAAATAACTTTTATCTAAAAAGGGCGTGATGTCATGTACACTGCAGATCCGGATAACCATGACAAAATGTATCGTCAAGACATTGAAGATGGTTATTACAAAGATTTATCCGATTACTTTTCTGAGCGCTATGATTCTAAAATAGGTAAATGGGAAGATAAAGTTGATAATATGATAAGTAAAATTCATAATCCTGGCACTCACCCTGATAAAGCATTACAAATTTTTGATAAGGCTTTACAGTATTTATCTGATGACGTTCTTCCTTTTTTTGAAGAAAAAGAAGATTATTACGGACCAGGAATAATGGATGATTATAATTCAATGGTCGATTCAATAAAAGAAGACAAAGAAAATTTTAGAAAATATGATTATGATGAAATGCTTGTTGAATATAACGATTATGTTGCCGAAAAAAATAAACTTAAACAAATAAAAAAAGAATTAAAAGCCAAAATAAAAGCATCCCCTATCATTAAACGCTCTGAATTAATGAAGTGTTTTAAAAAAGAGGATGCATCATTTGTTCGTCGTTCCCTAAAAGAAATGGCTGACAAAAATATTATTGAAATTTATAAAGATGGTTCCAAATATATGATAAAACTAATCTAATTGTTGTTTATTTTAAAAAATAAATTCATATAGAGAGGATGAATCATTATGAAAAAGAAAAAAGTGTTAGGTATTGTAGTTTGCGCATTTATTGCTTTAGGTGTAATTGGCAATATGACAGGAAACAACGATTCTAGCAAGCCAGGCAATAACACGAAGCAGGAACAAAAGCAGAAAAGTCCAGAAATGGAAACGTATCAAAAATTTGTGTCTATTCCCATGGGATCAGATTACGAAACAGTAAAATCCGCTTTTGGAACTGATGGTAAAATGCAACATGAAAATGACGTTGCCGGTATTAAAACTCAATCCTATCAATTCAAAGTCGGAAATACAACAGCCATCATGATGTTCCAGAATGGCGCTCTTGTAAATAAGGCTATGGATAGTCTGGCATTTTACAAACAAAATGGTGAAAAAATCACAATGGATGAATTTAATCAGATTCAAACAGGTATGAACTATGAACAAGTAAAAGAAATCTTTAAGCGGGATGGACTTTTGAAGTCTGAAACCAATATTGCTGGTTCTGGTTCTCAATTATTCCAATGGATTAATTCTGATGGTTCTAATGCAATTATTACATTTAATGCTGGTGCCGTTGATTCCAAAACCCAAACAAACCTGAAATAAGAATAAACTTAAAGAAATAAAAAAATCCCGTCCCCTGTTGTAACAGGAAACGGGAATGACGGCAGGATCGCGACTCCTCCGCCACTTTTGTAAATCGTTTGTAGATGCACAACTATGTGCGGGGCTGATTTACGTATTTATTATACCATAATCAGCCCTTTTTTGATAATGAAAGGATTGATTTTTATGTCAAGAAATGCAGTCATATACGCTCGTTTTTCTAGCGACAAACAAAGAGAAGAATCTATTGATGGCCAGATACGCGAATGCCGGGCCTTTGCGGAAGCCAATGAAATCACGATTATCAATACGTACATTGACCGGGCCATGTCTGCCCGCACAGATCAGCGCCCGTCCTTCCTGCAAATGGTCAAGGACAGTGCAAAGCACCTCTTTGATTATGTAATCGTCTACCAGCTGGACCGTTTTTCCCGCAGCCGTTACGACTCGGCTATTTATAAACACCGTTTAAAGAAGAATGGCGTTAAAGTCCTTTCCGCAAAAGAGAACATAAAAGATGATCCCAGTGGTATCCTGCTGGAATCGGTAATCGAAGGTATGGCGGAATACTACTCCGCCGAACTCTCGCAGAAAGTCAAACGAGGCATGACAGAAAATCTCCTGGAAGGCAAATGGATTGGTGGCATTGTCCCCTTCGGCTATGAACTTACACCAGAAAATAAACTGGCCGTCAATCCGGCAACCGGTCATCTGGTCCCCGAAATCTATAAAAAATATCAGTCCGGTGTAAGAACGACAGATATCTTGAGCAAATTAAATAGCCTGGGCATTGAAACGCAGAGAGGCTGCAAATTCACCCGCAACAGTCTCAACCGCATCCTTAAAAATCAGATCTACACAGGAACATTCAACTGGGCCGGCACAACCTATCCCGATTATGCCCCGGCACTCATTACACAGGAGCAATATGCAGCTATGCAGAATCTATTTGAATCACGTAAAAGAAAAAATAATACCGCCCGTCGCGTATCACCACAATATGCCCTCACCGGGAAAATCTATTGCGGTACTTGTGGCCTGCCCATGACCGGATACTGTGGCAAAAGTCACACAGGCACAACATACTACTATTACCAATGCTCTTCTAAAAACAACAAATCGGAAAAAGCCCAGCGCTCCCGCATCAAGTGCGATGCCAAAAACATCAACCGGGACAAGCTGGAAAAGCTGGTTCTCGACACCACCATCAGCATTCTCAAAGACAAAACTGCCCTGAAATGCATCGCTGAGCAGTGCATGGCCATCCAGGAAGCCGAAATAGCCCACAAGCCGGCGGAACAACTGCGCCTTGAATCGCAAATCAAGGATATTGAAAAGCGATTGAAAAACAGCGTAAAAGCCGTCGAAAACGGGCTTATTTCTCAGACCATAACAAACAATATCGAAACCTATGAAAAACAGCTCACAGAGCTAAAGGCAGAGCTTGACGGCATTAAACTGGAAACCCATATCATCCCCATTACGGAAGAAGCGGTCATCTACTATCTGAATCAGCTTATAGAACGGGCAAATAAAAAAGATGGATACAGCCTCGATACCTTCGATGACTTCATCCGTCGTGTAGTAGTGACTGGGAAACGTGTAGATATTTATTATAACTACACTGCCGTTCCCCATGTACTCGAAAACCCCGCAGTCAAAATGCTGCGGGGTTCGAGTGAAGATTGTTTGGTGACCCGGTAGGGATTCGAACCCTAGACCTACTGATTCGTAGTCAGTCACTCTATCCAGCTGAGCTACCGAGTCA